ATTTCTTTTCAAGTGATGATGCTCTATCTGCTGCTTCACCACCACCAGCGCGTTGGCGTAGTTTAGTCTCATCATAACCACGCTTTGCCATCGCAGTTGCTTCATCAACTTCTTGAGGAGCATAAACTGCCGCATATGCTTCCATCAACCCTTTAAAATCTTTACTTTCCATCTTTAAAAATACTTTTTGAAGTATTTATATAAAAAAGACCCCGAAGGGTCAGTCAACTTTACTGGTTTTACAAATCACCCTTCACCCTGTTTTCTGAGCGATAAACATCAAATGCACCTTCAGGATAACGAGCACTCAGTTTCTCATAGTTCATCTGAAGAATCTCATCAAAGTTAGTATCAAGTGCCATACACGCCTGAGCAAGATACCAACAAATATCTCCAAGTTCACGCTTCAAATGAAACTGTGCTTCTAGATTATATGGTTTTCCCTGAAGAAAAACTTTCTTCACAACCTCAGTAAACTCACCTGCCTCAGCACCAATACCAAGAGCAGCAGTGAGAAGACGAGGAACATCTACATCATCATTTGCTTCCAATTCAGCAAAACGAGAAAGAAGATCGACATAATTTGAACTTGCTGGGCTCGTAGTCTGGCGAACAAAATCAATATACTTTTCAGTATCAATCACTTTAGTTTCAGTCATAGTCATAGTCATAGATTTAATGGTTGTTGTTGCGATTCGGGTAAAATTTGTTGTGCTTTAATCTGTAAGTCGTCATCCAATCTTACAGAAGGAATATTGACGGTCTTAGGTGACTCTGGAAGATACTCTTTATGATAAGTAAATCCTGGATATACATCACAAAAATATTTTGCGTCTTCTTCAGAACCACAATGACAGTATCTTTTTCCATCAGAATTTCTGACTTCAAAGTAATGTGGTGATTCTGATGTCTTCAGAGCATTTTTCCTAAGAGTAAGTCCCATATCAGAATTTGAATCCATCAAATGATTTCTTAGGTTTAGTTTCCCCACTATCATACTCCTCTTCTCTGGAGTTGTCAAGGATATCATTCTGTGCTGATTGCTCACAGTCATAGAGGCGCATCTTGGCACGGTCAATACCAATTACAAACCTTCTATGAATTGTTGGGTCATTATATCGGTTCTTAAGTTGCTTCACGAGTATTTGTCCTAGTTCTTCAAGTTCTTCTGTAGAAATAAGAGCAAACATCAAGTCGGCAGTGGCAGGTAGACCAAATGATTCAGAAGTATCAGTTAGTTCAACATCACTATTACCATAACCAGAACGAGTTGTCTGAGTAGCAGAAACGATGGGAACATTTGATTCAACTGCCAATCCTCTAAGTTCTTCAGCAATTGCTTTGATATAACTGTAAGAATTAACAGTGCTGTTTCCACGATACCTACTGGAAGCACAGATATTAAGGTAATCAATAAAGATAATATCTGGTCTAAATGACTTCTTAAGAGCAAGTTCGTTGAGCAGAGATTTAAAGTGTCCAGAGTGAGCAGAAGCAGTTGGATACTCTTTGATGATTAAAGTTCCCTGTGTTTTCTTAGAAAGATTTGTGACCTTAGTTTCAAACATTGACTTGGGAAGATTAGCAATCTCTTGAATAGGAACATTTAGAAGGTTTGCGTCAATTCTTTCAGCAATGCGTTCTTCTGCCATTTCCATTGTAATGTACAAAACGTTCCTGCCTTGGAGCAAGACGGAGCTAGCCACATGGCACATGAATAGAGATTTCCCGACACCCGTACCAGCAAGAGCGATGTTAAGAGTTTTGTTAGGGAGCCCACCTTTCGTAATTTTATTAAAGTATTCAAGATCAAATTCAATTTTTTCCTCCTTACGGTGATAAGATTCGTAGCGTTCTTCATAATCTTCTAAGTAATCATGACCAATATGAGTATCAAAACTCACTGAAAGAGCATCAGTAAGAATTGATGGAATACTATCCACACTCTTCTTATCATCCTTACCATCAGCAATATGAATGGATTCCATAAGTGCCAAGTATATTGCGCGTTCTTGGCACCATTCTTCGGTTTTCTTAACTAACCAATTATATTCCACAGGAACATCATCAAGACAATTAATGAGATGAATAAGTTCCTTGAAAGAAGATTCATTTACATCATTTCGTTTTTCAACTTCAATGAGAAGAACTTCTTTAGTGGAAAGTTGATTGTACTCTTGAATAAATTTAAGAATTTCCTCAAAGACAATTTTTTGGTTTTGATCTTCAAAATATTCAGATTTAATGAACGGTATTACTTTTCTAGTATATTCTTCATTGTACAAAAGGTTTCTAAGAATTAGAAACTCAACTTTCTCCATAACTAAATTCCTTTCGCGCAATTTCATCCAATTGTAGCATCACTTCCTCAGTGAAGTAAACCTCAGGTTCTTTAAGAATTTGTTTGGCATAAAGTTTTTTACCATCAATTTCATAACGCCCCGCAACATTCTTCCAGAGTCCGCCGAGTTCTCCGAGTTCCAGAAGACCATAATACCTATCAAGACCGCGCTCGTCATAAAATAAACGGATTTCAACGTCCTTATTCTCCTTACTCAAACGCGACTTAGCAGTCTTAGCTTTGATAATATTGCCGACCACTTCCGTTCCGTCCTTTTCTTTCTTTTTGCTGAGATAAATGATCGTACTTGCTGCGTATTTGAGTCCAGAACCTCCCCCCATTTCTTTCGTTGGTACATAAGCTCCGAAACATTTGCTTGTCCTAGTTTGAGTGTGAGCATTCGGAAAGCGCCTTTAATCAGTTGTGATTTGGTCATATCACGAACTTCTTTTTCATTTAAGGCATCATTGATTTCCTTACTTGTAGAAAGCATACCCAAAGAATCAAGAACAAACATACAAGGGTTCCTCTCCCCTTCAGGTTTCTTCATATAAATGTCAACTGCTTTGAGTGCCTTAGTTCGGAACTCTTCCACAGTTACAACATTAATTACAACAAATCTTGATGTGTCTATGCCCCGACTTTCTAAAAGAGATTTAGTGATAGCAGCCTCAGTATCAAAATAGAGGCAATAACCATCGGGATTGGTATCAAGAAAATTCTTAACAACGGCGAGGCTGAAGAAAGTTTTTCCAGTAGAAGACTCTCCAGCAATAGCAGTAATCTTATTCCCAGATACACCGCCAAATACACTACCTGAAACCAGTGCATTAAAAATGTATGCCGTGTCAACATAAGTCTCAGTCTCTTCAATTTCAGATGCAAGTTTAGTGAAATCGTCACCAATTTCCTTTACAATATCTTTCAAAAATTCCATTACTGTATCTCCTTTTCATTTTTCATTTTCATTTTATATGACCACAATTTGGCATAAAGATGGTAATCAATATTCTTTATAGTAGACAATATTTTTTCAAGTTCTTTTTCAGTTATAGGTAGTTCCATAATTAACAAAAGAAAGATTCTAAACTAGAAGTTTTTTCAACTTTCCACCCAATCGAATCAAGAATAATTTTCAATGGTTCTAAAAATGCCTTATTAAATTGCAAATCATAATCAATAAATTTCTCAAGTCCAAGTTCTTTAGGAAAATCTTGAATGAAAGAAATAACATTTTCGTGAATGGAATTTGGTTTCTTCAGATAAAGAAATTTAATTTTTTCTCCATTCTGAATAAGTGAATATTTATTTGTCAACTTATTTTGTTTTATATAATGATTAAACAAAAGGGCACCCCTAGCGTGAATTGGAGTTCCTTTCGCATAAATTTCACTGAAAGATTTATATTTGTCAACATCAGAAACACTTCTCGGGAAAGAAATTTCTTCTGGAGGCAATTTCTTAAATGTCATTCTACAATCAGAAATAAATTCAATCACATCATCCTCTGTTCCACTCATCATAATCTTAAGGGCATCCTTAATCATCTTACGACAAGGTGCTGGAGTTGAAGACTTAACTGCCTCAATACCCATCATTTTGAGTTTTGGTTCGGAATAACGAACTCCTTCACTATCCCAAACATTGAGAATATATCGCTTTTTAGCAGTCCAAATTCCACGCTCAGCAATGTTCTCCCTCTTCATCTGCATCTTTTGATCATAAGCATTTACATACTCAGCCAATTCTTGGTAAGAACCTTCAATATACTTTTCGAATTCCACATTACAGATCTCATCAAGGAACGAGACAATGCCCTCAGTAGTTTTCTCTCTTCCTTTGTATACACGTTCAACCAAAGGACCCATATTAAGGTAAATAGAATCAGTATCTGAAGCAATAACATAATCAACATCCTCTGTTTTCAGAATCTTATTAATGTATTTGTTTACCTTATTTTCAATCCAACGAATAGAAACTTGACCAGATAATGTAATTGCCTCAGCATTTGCTAGTTTGTAATAGCGAAAATACTGATTACCAATGGCACCATAAGCAGAGTTGAGAGAAATCTTCTTTGCCATCTGAATATTATTACATCGGGCAATTTCCTTTTCAAGAGTTTTGGTAGGAGTCTTTTCATACTGCTGCTTTGCCGCAAGCATTTTTTTCTTGAAGATAACTCTATCTCCATACATCTTTTCCATCAGTTCTGGAAGAATGCCACGAACATCCTTTCGGTACATAGCACCATTGGCACACACAGCATTATCCTTATACATCTCAAAATTAGTTTGCTTTTCGAGAATTTTATTGACAGAAACATTGGGATGCCTCTCATCCAAAAGAGTTTCTGGAGAGATATTATATTGCATAATCAAGTGTGGATATAGGGAGTTCAAGTCAAAACTTACAACCCAATCATAAACTCCAGGAATAGGTTCTTTTACATAAGCACCAGCATACTTTTCATTCTTTTCACTCTTGTCTTTAGGTGGAATTACAATATCTCTTTTCTTCAGATAGTTGTAGATAATATTATCCCACATACGAACCTGATAAAAAACATCGTTATAGTTTACTTTAGCATCATATGCCATAGTAACAGCAAGTTCAATAAGTTTCATCTTGTCTTCCAAACGGTCAACAAGTTCTACGTCAACGATGTTATATTCAACAAACTTCTGCCAACCTTTTGTATAGAAGTCCTTGAAAGTATCAAACTCAGAGTGGTCCAGTTTCTTCTGCCCCAACTCCACATTAGCAATATGGTCCAAACGATAAGATTCTTGTGCTTTATAAGTAAATTTCTTATAAAGATCAAGATAATCTAGTTGAGAAATTCCACCAATATCGTAACATACTTGTTCACGATTATTTGCGAATACTTCTTT